CACCTCCTTTCTGTCAAAAGGTATGAAAAAACATGAATGATTATCTAAATTGTGACAGCAATTTAGAAAGGTAGCTACTCCCTGTCTCATTCATGTTTTTCTATAACTCTTATAGTATATATTATACCATAAGTTTTATACAATTAGTTACTTTTCTTGTATTTTCATACAAGCATAGACTATATCATAATCCTTCTTATAAATATAAGTTAGGATTCCCCCCGCTTCGGATGATTTCATCCTACTCCTTGTCAGGATAGTCGTTGAGCCTTCCTCTATTCGAGGCTTGGTTGCTGATTGTCCAATCCTATTTATTTTCAAACCGTCACACTTAAGTATATTTCATCTTTATGTTGTGGTTAAATAGGCTTTTAGGATTTTCCAGCAGTTCGAGGGGTTCAATTATACATTTCTGTATAAAGGGACTGTGTGTTATTTTATAAAAAAATAACCACAATCTGCGTCAATATTAGCAACAAAATATCTTGTATCTCCACCCATCATACGAAGAAAATAATCACGATATTGTGAATAAAAATAAGAATCAACATCTCCAGCAGAACTTGCAAATATACGCTGATTTCCCGGTGGTTCAGGTCTTTCTTCAAGATTTACACCAGTTACAAATGTTGAATCCTGAAGCAAGAAAGGTTCAGTTGCATTAAATAGTTCTTGAGTAATGAAAGCGGATTCGTCGTAAATGTTCAACGAAGAACGATGTCCACGAGCATTATCAGGAACGCCATTTAACGTATTGATAGAACTTCCGTTTGGAAAAGTCCATTCATAACTTTGTTCGTCATGAAGAATTTTTTCACTTTCATCAAAAATAAAATCAGTTAAATTTGGAAACGATGGTAGGCTTTTTCTTGCCATTTTTTCCATTTTACTATATAATTCTTTTGATTGTGAACCTGTTCTTGAAATAAGCCAAGCTGAAGTATCAGGAAATAATATACATCTTGTCAATGTGTAAAAAGATAAACATGTAGTTTTTGAACCATTACGACACATTAGCCATAATGAATTATCGGCTACCCATGTCTTAGAAATTAAATACCGCTGATAATCAAGAAGTTCAACATTGTAAAACGCTTCTATGAAACGAACAGGATACATTCTCCCCCATTTGAGAAGTTTTATATATTGTTCATAATGTTCTTGTTTTCTTTGAGGGAGATTATAAAATGATTTATTTTCAATTATCTTCTTCATTTTCTTTCTCGCTCAAAATTCTCAAACGTTCTTCAAGTTTGTTTATTCTTTTTGTTTTGGCTCTATTTTTTTCTTTTGTTTTTATCAATTCCCCTTCAAGTTCAGCTATTCTATCTCGTTGATTAGCGAGCACGTTAATGTAATCATTTTCTTCAATATTCAATTGAGAAATCATATTACCAAAACTTTGTTTTTCAACTTCAGCCATAGCTTTAGATGTTTTTATATCAAAAACATTAGACTTTACATCATCTAAATCTTCATACTCCATTAATTTTCTAACAATATAAGTGAATTTTTTTGATTTATCACCTTTATTTTGAGCAGTTCTCAAACTGATTTGATTATCTGCTGCAATTTTATTAATGGTGTTCTGAATATTAGTTTTTGTGTCATTTAAAGTTTTAATTTGTTTTGCATTAGCAAATAAATTATCAGAATCAGATGTTTGAATAAGCATTTCTTCATTTATTTTATCTAATAAATAAAAATTTTTGACTATTTCTATATAAATGTTTAATAAAAATCGTGGTGGGTCAACGTCTTCATCAATAAAATCAAGTAGTGAAGCATATAATTCAGCCACTTCTTCTTCAGGATAATTACTAAATGGGTCTACTCCAACAATTTTTATTACATCTTCTCTATTTCTTTTTACATTTTCATCTGTTTTTTTTATTTGTTGCAAATATTCTTTTTTTTCATCAAAACAACTTTGATATTTTTCACATTCATCTGCTGTCATAGAATTATATTTAACAAGAAACACATCGCCTTCAATATATGAATCACCTATTTCATAGATAGGTTTATATATAGATAATTTATGAAAATATGTTTCCATTAAAATTTTTTTTGTTTCTTCGTCTTCTAATTCTTTACATGAATTATACGTTCTTTCATCAAAAGGAATATTCAATATTTGGCAAACGTGCATAATAGCAAGTTTATCATTTTTTAATAAATCTAATGATTCACCGTAAATCTCATTAATACATTTTTTACAATAAATAGTTTTTTTAGAAACTTTATTAATGTTATTATAAGATGGATAAAAGGCATCTTTGGATGTTTCACCACAGCGAGGACAAGCAAAAATTGCTATATTTTTTCCTATTTTTTTTGCATTACCCTTTTCTTGCATTTCTTGAGAAAGGGCATCTATTTGAGATTTAATTTGTTCGGCATTATCACTACCTTTTTCTTTTTTGGTAATAACAGTGCCCTTGGGTCTTGGCATAGAAAACTCCTTTCTTTAAAATAAAAAAAGGAGATGGTCAACATCCCATTTCCTTTTTTTCATCTTTGTTATTTACAAATTTTTTCAATTTTTTTGTTGGTTTGAAAAATATTTTTTTAATATTTCCAACAAATCCGATTTTTGGATTGTTTATAAATCTTTCTTTTGTATAAAATTTTCCAAAATCAGCAATAGGAATCTCATATCCTTCTTGTAGTGCAGATGACAATCCATAAAATATTGAATCAAAATAATATGAAATTTCTTCTTCTTTACTGTATGTTTTATCTGCTATATATTGAATAAGTCTTTTTTTATTCAATTTCATAGGCAGAGATTCTTCTTTTTTTACTTTTTCCTTTTTTTCTATTAATGCCATATCTTATTTTCTTATTTGTTTCTTAAAACTTCTCGAAAAATAGAACCTTGGAACCCTTCTTTTTGAAAAATGAATAAAACTATCATTTCTTGGGTCTTTTATGTCATTTTCGTTAAGGTAGTCTGTATAAAAAACACCTAAACCCTGAATAACAATGTAGTTATCTTTGATAAGCATTTCTTTTATAACATTAAATGTTTCATCAATAATCATTTTTATTTCTGGTGTATTTATACCTTTGAATCTCCTTGATGTTTCTTTTGCTACATCAATGGTTGTTTTTTTAACAAGAATCTGTTCTTCGTTCATAGTAGATTAATATCGTAATAACAATATACTCCATTTTTATCAACAATTGTAATCAATTGTTCTGGATAAGAAAAAATTCTTTTTTGTATTGTGAAATTATCAGTACCAATAAAAGAACCACTCATAATAAATTTTATACCATTTTTTGTAACTACTTTATTATGATGAAAATGCCCAGAGAATATGGCTGTAATTGGTCTATTAGCAAATTTTTGTAAAATCAATGTATTGTTTGAATCATCACAATCACCATGAATAAGAATGTACGATTTTCCATATACATCAAAAAATTTCATAGTAGCATCAGCATTAATATAATCATTAAATTTTATATTAAAATTGGCTAATCTTGCTTTCAAATACCATTCAACAATATCGTCAAGTCTTTCTTCTTTTATTGAATCTTTGTATTTTTCAACGCGAGAATGATTTCCAGAAACAGATAAAAATGAAACATTTTCAAACATTGTAGATAATTCAGCTAAAAAGTTTGCAATATATTCTGATACAGTAGTTATCTGTTGAATAATATTGAGATTATTACTTCTTTTTATTTCAGCATGAATGTTTCCACTAATTAAATCACCACCACCCATAACAATTGCTTTTTCACAATGGTGATGTTCCTGTATTTTTTTAATTTCATACAAAGATTTTTCAAGTCTTTGTTTTAAAATTTCTTCATCATACTTACCAAATACAGAATCAATCCTATATCCACAATGAAGGTCGTTTAGAGGAATAATCATTGTTTCTTTTGTGTTTATTGTTGCTGTTTGTTTTAGTTCAAAATTACCTTCATCAATAGCATTCACAGCATCAATAATAATTTTATTTATTTCCTCTTCTCTTGCTCTTTTTCTCAATAGTGCATTATATTCGTTTCTTGCATCAAAGAATTTATATTTTTCTTTTTGTAATTCAGCTTTTCTTTCTTCAATCTCATTAAGAATTTCTTCATTTGTTTCTTGTCTAATTTTCGATTGAAAAATTTCATAAAACCTTTTTATTTCTCCATACCTTCTTCTATAAGTATCAGGGTCAATATTTTTATCAAGAATCGAATTTAGAATTTCGGCACAAGACACCCACTCATATCCATAGGTTTCTTTATCTTTACCTATTTCATATATGAGTTCTTCTTTTGTTATTCCTGTATTATATAAGTCATAATATTTTTCTTTATTTATCATCAATATAATATTCC